TACCATATGCAAGTGATTGAGATGTGGTAACTTCAGAAATAGTGTTTGCGAATACTAATGTTGCCGAAACTGAACTACTAGTATTAGCCAACACTTCTGGATTTTGTGTTAAAGCCCATGGAAACGCTAGGTCATTGGAAGTAATACTAGTGTCTACAAGTACGATTTTTGGAGTTACTGATATGGTCCCTGATGTAGTACTGCTGATCGCAGTATTGCCTATATAAATTGTACTACTACCAAGATATAGATCCTTCCAGCGGTTAGTGTGACTACCTAGGCTATAGATAAGATTACCGCTAGGGATGATATTACCATCAAACTGTGTTAGGTATGATTTAACATTACCATCGCCGTAACTTGATCCGCCAGCAACACTGTCAACATAACCTTTCATGCCTAGGTTGGCCGCTGTGATAGCTAAGTTTGCCGCATTTACCTGTGCTGACTGAATAGTGTTGGCTTGATCAATATATCCTATAATACCAATGTTGGCTGCAGTAATAGCTAGGTTAGCGGCTCCTACCTGACCTGATTGTATAGTGTTGGCTTGATCAATATATCCTATAATACCAATGTTGGCAGTTGATACAGCCTCATCAACATACCCTTTAATACCAGTATTAGCAGTTGCTATCTGAGCTGATTGTATGGTATTAGCTAGACTTACTGCTGAATTAACTGCTGAAATCTGTCCATCAACATAGACTTTTAATGCGGCATTGGCCACAGTGATATTATTATTTGTGTTGGCGATACTGTTGGTTATTGATGTGCTATAACTAGCATCGTTGGCTAGTGCTGTGGCTATTTCATTTAATGTGTTTAATGCACCGGGGGCACCACCAACTAATGCTGAAATATTAGCTGCGATTGCCGCATCTACATAATTGCGTGTGGCTGTATTGGCCACAGTAAGATTAGCTTGGCTTACATAAGCTGTGGTTGAATATCCTACTATGTCATTTACTGTTAAAATAATGTTGCCAGTACGACCAGCGACGCTGGTTACACTATTTGTTAGGGCATTTACGTTGTTTGTAACAATTTGGAAATTATTGTTAATAGTTGTAAATGCTGTGCGTAATGGGCTACCATCACCTGCCGATGGTCCCGTGCCTATGTTGACATTGGATAAATTCATGTGCTAAACCTTGTTTATATTTTTATATTTATCGGTTTCGCAGAATAAAAATTTGTTAGATTTTGATTACTACAAGCAGTTTTGGTATATTATGCCGCTGATGTTACTTGTTTCCAAGTTGGTGAAGCTTTAGTTCCACCATTGATGTATAATTTAGCATTGGTTATGTCAATACACAGTGATCCAGGACCTGCAAAATTAGCACCAGTGGTACCGTTGGTTGGAACACCAGCACCTGTCAGGAATACTACATCATTCGACACACGCCACTCAGCTTTCTTATATGGTTTAACATAGCCTGCGCCAATGGAAACCATGTTCAAATCCATACCATAGTCAAATCCACTGCCTGCTGTGGTATTCTGCATGGTGATACCAAAGCCAGCACCTGCTGATGTAATTCCACCATCACCATCGAGATATGCCATAACTGCTGCATCTGCTGTTGTTGTAGTATCTGCGATAAATCCCACAACACCTGCCTTGGGGAATGTGCTGGCATTAGTGCCTGTGATATTATATGCACCAACTACACCTGCAAGATAATTACTGGTCCTAGTTAAACTACTGCCAGAGACGATGCCAAGTGTGCCATATCCAGAAGCTGGAGATGTAGATGTACTACTACCGTAGTCAGCACCTAATGTAGCTGTAGCACGAACAGTAGCGTTTGAGCCACTCGTACCTGTTAATGTCCTGCTTAACCTAATAGAGCCTGCTGTGACATTTCCTAGCTCTCCACTGAGTCTTGGAGTTATATATCCACCCGCTGTTGCACCATCATGCACACGCAGTTGATAGGTCGTAGTATCAAGGGTTAGTTCACCGATCGGACCGGTATAAGTTGAGCTAGCTGTGGTATTACCACGTTTAAGCAATATCTGTACATTAGCTACGGTCATTATATAGTTCCTCCGTCATAGACGATGTTAGCCGCAAACGGCTCAGCATTGTAGTATGCTGGTAATACTTCTAGATCTAAGGACACACCGTAGTTGTCATCTGCGTATAATGGGCGTTCTGTGTTATCTAAAGTTTTGTTAGTTTTGAATGTTAGTTTATAAATCCTATTTTCTAAGTTGCTGACTGTGATAGCATCAAAGGTAAATGCTCCTCGACCGTTGGCAACATTAGCAAACGTCACAGCATAGGTATTGATCGTAGCAACATTATCAGGATCCTGTATGCTGGCCTGCACTGTATATCCAGTGAGATTTACCAGTTTCTGATCTTGATTCTTAAATTCTACTATCACAGGATTATCGATACCTTGATAGACTTTTATAGGACGTGTATACACAGGTCTGTTCCTCGTTTTAATTGTGGGATCAGAATAGTCCAAAATTTGAACAGTGAACTTATTATCATATAAATAACTTGTGATTAGGGGCACTTTTAGTCTCGATCCTTATAAGGTATTTATCGTATACTCCATGGAAGATAGTTATAAGAAATTATTAGATCAATACCCGTTTATCAGCTTCCTGACCTATGGCGGTAATGACTATATAGGGATCATACAGAACAGTGATGAAATCATCACAACTATCTATGATTTTGCGGCTCTGCGTACCCTATCACAGAAGACACGCTTCTTAGAACTAGCAGATCAATGGTGGTGGGAAAGTAATAGACTAGTGCCCATTAACGTGTTTCTAAAGCAGGATTGGATAGAATTTAGAGTTTGTTTGAAAACATTCAACAGCAAGGACGTGAATATACAGCATGGTCCTTATATCAGTCTTAGAGAAATAGCTAATAAACGCAGTAAACGTAGAAGTATTACACTTGTTCGCAAAGTAAGTTAAGATTTACCACAACCAAAGTAGCATAAGCGATCGCGTGTGCTTTCTTAAAACTGTATTCACCCTCAACTCGATCCCATACAGTAGCCGCAACATCCTTCCAACTTTTACCTATTAGGTGACGTTTGCCTGGACGGATCACTGCTAGGAACATGGCCAGTCTAGGGATAGTATCCACAGGCTCCGGCATTTTAAGCAAGGTATCATAGTGATTGTTGACGTGTATTAACTGCGCACATATTGAACTATCATATAACTTGGTCCAATCAGGTTCTTGCATGAGACTAACTAAGTGTTCTTCACTCTTAACCTGTTTATAAACATGGACATTTAATAAGTCTAGCTTCATATACCCACGAGCTTCTGCATCGTTGTAGTCTAAACTAGCTGATCCTACAAAAGGATCTACGGGTATATCTGTAGCATACACACCTGTATTATGTTTAACTAGTTTACCATCACGTATGATACTAGCAGGCGTGACGTTTAACAAGTCTAATACCTGTTGACGATCAGCAAAGTCTATGTCAATGTCTGACTGGAATTTCATAGATATTCTGGTGGTATAAAATCTGGGCCAGGTGTATTGGGTGCGATCCCAATACTTTCTTGTGATTGTTGGGGTATAGATACTTCAATTCGATCTAGTTGCTCACGTATTTTTGTGATGTCGTAGCCTAGCAGTAATAATTCATTACGTACTAGTGTGATATCACTTTTAATATCATCAAATAATGCTCTTAGTTCATCAGCGATCACAGCTTCGCCTCCTTCAATATACTCTTTATCCATTCAGTGTCCGCCACATAATCTTGAAATTTCCTTTGCCAATATTCTGGATCTATCCAAGGAAGAACAACAGTAAGTTGATCATCATTGAGAGTATCCAAGAAGTCAATGCCAGAATCACAATTATAAACAATCCAAGGACTAATCCTACCATTAGCGATGTGATGACATACGCGATTAGGATTACCAAACCTAAAATAATCACTAAATCCATTCTTAAATTCTCCATGTTCATCTGCATAGTCTTGCATTTCCTTAAAAGCACGCTCAAGGGCATCTTGCGTTGCTTCCTTGCGCATATATCCTCTAAGATATTCTAAATAAACCTTTTCATGTGTCCAATGATCAAGTTTTTTATTTTCTTTAATCACATAGTCAATAAACATCTTTGGATTGACAGCACGTATACCCACCATGTGACGACCAAATTTAACAAAGGCACGATAATAGGGACTAGCAACAAAGTCTGTGTATGACTTCATCTTTGCTGATCCCTGTGTTAGCTCATAGAATCGTAGGTATGCCTGAAGACCAAACTGTACACCAATTTCTTTTTCTTCTTGCCAGCGTCGTTTTTCTTCGCAAAGGTGCACAGCAAGGCTTGATTCCTTGCGGAACTCCTTACTACAATATTTGCACTTATAGCTCGGCTTTAATTGATTTGTCATCAAGTCCGAGGTTTCGTGCCATGTCTGCAATATCTCGTTTATCATTGATTTTTGCCAGTAATTCTATTTCATCTTGTTTCATGGTAGGAAATAACTTAGCAAGGAATTTCGTTGCTTTGCTATTACCCTCTTTTTTCTTAGTACCTTGCCAATAGTGAAATTGCTTGCCCATGTTTGGACTTACAGTTGTACAACTTAACCACTGTAGTTTTGGATGCTTGTTTAGGTCAAAGAAGTTTTTATTTACACGCTCATTAGTAGCCATTAGATAATAGGCTTGTAAGTCTTGACTTCCACCTACACTAGCACCATAGCGTAACATTAGATATGTACTAAATGCCTTGCGTTGTTCATCAGTGAACTTGTCATAGTAAGCACGATCTTTACGATCATATGCGGCCATTTCATTGCCGATGTATAATGGATCACTGCTCACTTTTTATTCACCATACTATGTAAGCGTTCAATTACACTGGCCATGTATCTGACCTTGTTTTCTAAACTATGTATCAAACCACTTTGTTGTTCAACTGTGCTGTGTAATTGTTCCACTGATGCTTGTTGTTCACGCAGTTTCTTGTCTTGACTAAGCAAGTTTGGTCTTGGTGGCGCATTTGGATCAATTGCACGCTTTTTCTTTTGCTTAAATTGTTTTGGGTTAAATGCCATCTTTATAATCCTCTGAGAGCTTATATATAATTATACATTCTTCCACCGAGCGTTGTAAAGCAATATTTCGATTTCTGTGCTTGTAGATATCCGCCCACATGCGCTGTTCAACCAATTCTTTGGCTTCCCAACTTTGCCCAATCATTACTCGTTCTGTAGTACCTTCTAGTCGGGCATAGGTAGTGAGCCCACCATCCGGACTTTCATATATATAAGTTGCACCTGGTACTAGCTTACCCATTCCAATGCCTCAATATACCTGCTATGATAAACAAGTTGGTAACGATATATAATGCTACTATCGCTGTTCTAATTGCTGCCACAACATCAGCTTCACTGTCTGTGATGCCTTCTTTTTGTCCAAGGGCCTTGGCCCAAAGTCTCCACATCGTCAATACCTTTCTTACCATATTTTACCGTAGTCCACTACTTCACTTTGTCGTGATATATCTTTTACAAAATAAGCACACAATGGTCGTTCGCCTTCTGTGATAGGTACTGCTAACATCTGTCCAGGTTTGAGTTTTGGAAAGTACCATTTAACATCTTGATAAATGTCTACGATCTCAATAGGTTCAAATACAGGTTTGAAACTATCCAAGGGATTAAATGTAAACACACTAAAGCCACGATCGTTGATACTGGTCAATGGTATGACCTCTAGATCACCAAAGTCTGGTTCACCAATCAACACCTGCCAATCCACAGGCATCTTAACCAAATTGCCACCAATGTTTAATACCAGGGCTGGGCTATTAAACGATTCCAAAAAGATCAATGGAATAAAGAAATAGTCAGGATTCTTTGGATCGCTATTATCTAATATAGCAAAACGAAGATCCTCAACTTCATCCGGAATCTCATTCATCTCATATGCTTGGTTTTCTAATGTTAATATATACATTAATTATTTTTCCTTGTTATAATATATCTTCCTGTATCTCTATCTTTGAATCCTTCTATTACTGTTCTATGTAATGGAAACTGGTCTAAATCCAATGGTGTGGTTACATATTCATCTGTGTAGTTGAACGTGCTGGCAAAATAAACCTTTGGTACATCTATTTTGTTAGCCACAGTGTTGACAAACTTATGATGTATGTGTCCGTAGTCCCCATCTTCAAAATGTGTTAGAATCAAATCAGCATCAACTACCTGCTTGATCGCAGATTCTGCTAGTTCCGCTGAAAAACTTAGTTCGTTATTTTCTATATCTCTATAGTCATCTATAAATCCTAAGAACTTGGTTGGTATGTTTCTACTATTCCAATATCCAGATATCTCCATGGATCTGATATCATCATAGTCATAGGTCAGATAAACGATTGACCATTCATAATCAGGGTGTGCATCAACAAATGGCCGGGCAAATATCACACAGTCATCTGGATGAGCAACTAGGACCTGAGCTTTCATTAGAAACTAAATCTCCAATCAATAATACTATGATCATACCATGTTACTATATCCTGATCTTTTCTGCATCTAGACAAAATAACCTTACTTGGATTCCCCCACCAAGTGTCTTTAACATTCATTGAAATATTTTCATGTTTGGCAGTCCAAAATATCACTGCACAGATCTCCTGCCCAGCAACTGCATCTTTAGGGATAGTTAGTCTAATATCGTCAATGTTGACCTGCTGATTTAGATCAACGATTATTGGTTCTGTTTCATAGATCTTTTCTAATTTAAGATCAGTGAATCTAGGTAGCATGGTAAATAATTTCTGTATACAATTTGCTTTATAAAGTGTATTTTCTAATTTGTGCTGTTGTTGGAATCCATCGTTTACCAGGGTTTCAAATGTTGTATCAATTTCAATATCAGGTTGAAACTCAAATGCATCTGATCCTGTTTGTACTATTGGGAATATTGGATGATTTTTATATACTTCAACTTTAATCTCAAACTCACCAGGTATAAATTTGCCACCATGTTTTCTTGCATGCTCACTGATAGCAATGATGTTTTCATTGAATATCTGACTGCCAATGGTTTCACTGACATAGATGTCTGCGGGTATATCTGTGGTTAAAAAATCTGCATTAATAACTTCAATAACTGAATCTAGTCCAACTTGTTTAATAACATGTTTGGCATAGTCTGCACGACCAGGATCCATTTCAATAGCATAGACTTTTTTAGCGCCAGCTTTTGCAGCCAGAACGCTTAAAAATCCAGTACCTGTGCCAATATCAACTACAACCTTGTCTTGGACAGATTGTTCGATGGCATTTTTATAAAATACATTACGACCAGTGTCGTTGATCATTGGCATGAATATACCGTTGTCTGCAAACCAATTGAAATTTTCTGTCATAGTCCCCACGTGTCCTTGATAATATTGTAATAGACATTAGCCAAATACTCTTGGCTCTTAGGATCACCGTGGTAACCAGGATCCTTGTCTACAAATGGATATTCATTAGTAGCATACGCAGGAGTCTGCGCATAGTCTAAAGTTAGATAACCGTCACTGACTACCTTAGGTATTGCCGCACGTACAGTGTCGCTGGTCCAGAGATTGTTTGCTACCAGTAAAAATGGTATACCACTGTAGTATAACTGCATGATGCCGTCACGTATGATCCATTCATCCTGTTGACGTTTCCAGTTGCTGTCATATAAAAAGTTTACATATTGTTTAACTGCGGCTTGTGTGTGCTTGTCAATCTTACCACTGCGATAAGGATGGTCATAGTTTTCTGCTAGACTAAAAATAGTTTCGCAGATCATGCGATAAGGATTGTTACCATAGTTTACATTATCGATACCAGCATTGACGTCGTAGCCATTTAGCAATGACTGATCTTGTAGATGTTGTTGTAAAGGTGTGTTCCAGGCTTTAGGTTCAATGGTCCAATCATATGGTGCGGCACTTGCTGGTATTTCCATACGATCGTAGAATGTTGGTGCTATGATAGCAAAGGTTGGTTGTTGACGAATAACTTCATCAATTTGTATTCGTATGCCACCATTGCTACATCCTTGACGTGCCAAATTTTCTAATTCCCAATCTAGTTTATCTGCTAGGACTTCTCCGTAGCTAGTACCCGGCAAATCCTTGCTAGGTGCAGAGTAACTACAACCACAGATCATTAATTTTGCCAATCTGTTTTCTCCACGATAAAAGGATAGTTAGCGTCTTTATAAAACTGTTTGCGTTTGGTTAAATGCCTTTTGGCAAACTTACATGTACTTGTTATGTCCCAGATTTGGACGAAGTCTTTGTCTTCCGCTTTACGGATACCACGCCCGATACTTTGGATGACCCTAACAAAGCTCTTACCGGGCTCAATAAGCACAAGGTTAAAAACACGAGGAATGTTGATGCCAACAGCAGCAACCCCATAAGTGGCGACAATAACCTTATCGTCCATAGTCGCAATGTCGTCATATTGTTCTTTTCTATCATCTGCTTTAGTGCCTCCAGACACGAATACAGCATCTTTAATTTTTTCTATTAGAGCACGTCCTGGAGCAATACGATCTACTAGTACAAGTGTATTACCTGTCTTACGTATCGACTCTACAAGTTTAGCGATATACTCTAATCTTGCTTCTGTTTCAAGTAAGTATCGCAACTCACTTTGATAATCTTTATATTCTACGTGATCGACTAACTGTAGTACGTTTACATGACAGTTAGCTAGTACGCCCTGCTCTTGTAGTTCACTGGCACTTAACCGTCCAATAACGTCACCTATACTGCACTTTAGGCTGACAAATTCGTAGTCTTCTTTAGGTATTGTGCCAGTTAATCCCCAGCGTATAGGTATATGTGCCATTACACCAGTGAGCAGTGTTTTAAGCGCATCTGCCTTGGCCATGTGTACTTCGTCAACCATAACGCAGACCACATCCTGTAAGAACTCACCGATAGTGATATCCACTTCGTGATTGCGTGATCCTTTTAATAAGATGTTCAAACTCTGCCAAGTACATATAGTATGTGTCTTGCCAAACTCTTTACGGTCTCCAAAGTAAACTCCAACATCTAATCCCATGTTCTTATAGTCTGCTTCTGTTTGTGTGACCAAACTCTTGTTTGGAACGATGACTATAGTACGTCCATGTGGTTCACAGCAATAACTTAATGCGGCTGTGATTAGGGTCTTACCTGCGCCTGTGGCAATTTCTTGTAAGCACTGTGGATTCTCAAGGAACTTGTTGATGATCTCAACTTGATAATCTCTTAACACGATTGGTTGCCCTGCCATTGGATGTTTGTCAGGCCACATAATATGTTTGAATGTATCTTCTGTTACTTCTTCAAAGTCATATTGTGTTTTGTAATCACGTAGATCTTCTAGCTCTAGATGATATCCTTGACTATCTAGATAAGGAATGATCTCTGGTAATAGATTAACATAGGTACTACCGCCCATTTGGAAGAATGCTATCTTACCATCCCATCTGCCTAGACGGACTGCGGGCAGATAACGTGCACCAGGTATCTCATACTTGAACATATTAGATAGTTCTTTGCGTTCATGTAAGTCTAAGCCTTCTATCTTTACATTAACTTCATCTTTAATTATTAGTCGGGCCAAGGCCATTAGTATTGTTCTCTTATTTGTGTTGTGCCGTAGTAGATGATCTTTTCTGCACGGCGGGTCCAGTCCATCTTACGTCCGCCAAACATCATCTCAAATGTTGTAACCATTAACGGCACAGGAAAGTCCCAGGTTGACGGTATCTTTCCAGCATATACTACTTTAACACGATACGGATCATAATCGCTAGTCTTAGTCTTACCGTTTCTGTCAAAACGCACTATCTCTTCTTCTTCAAAGCGACTTAGGTCTATTTCAAACAGGGTAGGATTATAAATGCAAATGGGATAACGATCTGTTATTTCAGCATAGTCAAATATCATGTTCAAGTTCTCTGGACTAGGCTGCAGATGTACAGCATGTTTGCCACCAATGTATCTAAGAGCCAGGCCATGATTTTCTAAAGCAGTTAAACTAATCGCATCATCTATTTCATATCCACATAGACCAGCAAGGTCAATTAATCTAACTAGATTATCTGCGCCAAATCCGCCACGAGATTCTATATATTCAATTAAACTATCTGTGGCATTGGTTATTTTATAACCCTTATTATCTTGGACCAGTTTAATCTCAAAAGGTTGCCGCTCACATTCAAGTATCTGAGCAAATAATTCCTGCACATGATGATCAACTTCAAACCCGTTGTTATTCCCCCAGGGTATGATCCAATTGACATTGTATTCTGTGATAGCCAAGTTCCATAGTTTTTTATCACGATCATACCAGGCTCGGCCCTGGCTAGCTTCTCTAAAATTCTGTAGCTCTTTGATCAAGTCATTGTCATAGGGGAACTTGACTACTATATTCTCACCATCTAACCAAACAGCCTTGGTGCGATCCATCTTGCGTGGAGCCAAACGGAACACAGGATTCTCCGCTGGTGCAACATCTATCCCTAGTTTAGCAAACTGACGACGGTACTTTAATACAAGTTTAACAGCTAGTTCTGCTTGCTTATCTGTAAGTGCTGTGCCAAACACCGTCGTTGATGCCATGCTATTTACTATGGCTATGTCATAGCGAGCTAGGCTTATTCTGTTAATACTCTGTGGTGTAAGCAAGGCTGTAACGCCTACTTCATAGCCACCGAGGTATTCCAAATAGTCTTCGACGTGCGGATAGGTTAACATACTATTATTATACCTTCAATGGAATTGGAATGCAACCTAAAAAGAAGCCCGGGTATTTCTACCTGGGCTTTGAGGTCATCGCACTAGGAGCTAGACAATAGATAAGTGCGATGAAAACTGTTACTAATATTTAATAGATGCGTTATACATATCACGCATTTTTGATATTAAATCTTTCTTAATAGATAGTTAATCCAAGCTAGGCCAAAGTTAATGGCTGCGCCAATCAAATTACCCGTACCTAGTGCGTCAATTCCAAAGGCTGTAAACAAGCCTATTAGGAACCAAGTAACCTGCACTGAGTTTATAACCATCCATATTCTAAAATTATCCCACATATATTTCTCCTTATGCTGATTTCATACAAGTTGTTTTTGCCAAAGCTACCCATTTCAATGGAAAGCTCTTTTTAAGTTGTGCTATCTTGATAGCCATACGTAGCGATACTTCACGTAAACGTGCTTGGTTATCGGTCATGAAGTCAATGATTAGATCTTGATCTAACTGATCAAATTCAAAGTCTGCAAACAGTTCACCTGTACGTGCAATCTGCTTAATACGCAAGATCTTATCGTGCATGGTATCAAGTGTTAAGTCCAAATAATGACAGCGTGATTGGATAGCATCCAAGTGATCACGTGTTTTTTGCGATTTCATTTGATCAAACTTAAGGTTGGTAATAAAGATCACACCACCTTTGAAGTCAAATTGATCGGGTATACCTTCGTTGCGTAGGCTGTGCGAATCTGCTAACCAAGAAATCCTACGTTTCTTTCCTGAGTCAAGTGCGCCTTTAAGCAGGTTAAGACATACTTCATCAAGCAAGATGCTGTCACAGTCATCGAACACGATAACTGAGTTTTCATCACTATACTTGTACAATGCCTTATACATACCTAGTGCGGATGCCGTACCTTTGATCATTTCTGATTTAACTCTACGGCCTGAGATTTGATCAAACAAGTTAGCACGTTCAAGCTCACCTTCGATCCCATATGACTTACCAACACCCGGAGGGCCTGCTACGATCATAGCACGGATATCTCCGTTCAATACTGCCTTGGTCATTTCATTTAAGATGTCAAAACGTTCAGCTATTTCGCTCATACGTTGTTCGTCATCTGCTGGGTTGGTTGCTTGAACAGTTGCTGGTGCTTCTACTAGTTCATAGTCTGTGAGGCTAGATACATTTACACGGATTTTATCCTTGCCAAAACGACCAGTGCCGTCTACTGTGATATAACCACCTTTACTACCTAATTGGAATTGTTTGATGAGTGGAAACACTTCATCTCGAACTTCTTGATTACGGTAAGTACCGCTTTTAATTTTTACGAATGCCTGCATTTGTCTAGTCCTTTATATTAGTTAAATTATGAAACAGTTGTCTGTTTTCTTATTATAGTAATATTATAACACCAATTTGGTCATTTGTCAACCAATTTCTATTAGAAATAGTGCTAGGTTCTCGCGGAGTAAAGACTCAGTGCACCTAGCGAACAATCGTCTTGCGGCGATTTTATAGCTCTCTTTTTAAGTCATCAGCTAAAGGACGCGACGCCCTGGGGATGTTGACTATTTGGTGGGTTTTGATGTTTGGCTTGCGGTTAATTCAACATCAAATTCTGGGTATTTAATCCGGTAAACTAGTATGCTACCACTAGGGCCTGTGTCTTAGTCTGCATTTAGTTCTGACACAGTTTACTGCATAATAACCGGTCTGGCCATAACCCGACCCATTAACCTTATAACTTGAAGCCTAGTTCTCGTGCTTCTAACTTGATTGCTTCGTTACCTTCTGGTGTTTTGAAAGTGTGATTTAATAACTGGTCGATAATATCTTCCTTAGGAAGAGCTTCTTTTAACACTACCAACTCTACATTGGTATGACCATTTTTAGTTAATACATTAGCACGCGATTTACTGTTGGCATAACGCACTTTATACTTGCCATTATGTAAACTAATACCTGCTACTTTATATGTTTTTACTGTCATTTACTGCTCCTTTTTCTTATTGTATGTAAACATTATACAGTCATTTTACCAAAAAGTCAACCATTATTTTGGTCTTGTAAGTCATTGATTTTGTTATACAAAATCGTAGGCAAATTCGCCTGTATCACCAATTGGGCTAACTTCAACTTTACCTAAGCCCAAGCTCTTGCTTAGTGCATGGAACACTGAACGGGCTTGATCTTCAGTGATAGTGCTGACAAACAGGGTACCATTATAAAACTCCGTAGTCACGGGCTTGTTTAGGGTAATTGTTACTAATTGTTTTACGCAAGTTTCAAACATTGTTTAATTCCTTTTTTATTGTCTATGTGTAACATTATACACTCAAACAACCAAAATGTCAACCAAAATCTTCAGGATTTTCCAGATATTGTTGGGCCATGTCAATTATACCAGCTAGACAGGTAGGACAAAAAGCCACGGGCAATATGCCAATATAACCCACAGTGCCGCCTTCATCTTCTGTATAATCACATGAGCATACGGAACACACGTGGTTTTCTTCTAAGTATTTTTGATGTTCTAATTCCTGTTGATGTGCTTCTGCGCTAGTCAATTTGACCACCTTCACTTTCTACAACCGCTTTTTGTAATTCGCGATTAACCATCCTATAGGCCGCACGTTCCATGCCGTCCAAATCATCCCAATTTTCTTCCATGCTGTTTAGGGCACCAAAGAGATTGCGATGTCCATATTCTTCACCGTGCCACTGCACGATACTATATGCTTCTTCTATTTCCATATATACAGGTGTGCTCATTATTGTTCTCCAAGTTGGTATTTTTTAAGATATTCTTTGGCTTCAGTTAAATCAGTTACAGGTTCCACTGTATCTAGTAGCATAACATGTCT